CATCATGTTAAATTGTTCTTCGTATTGCGCCTTCAAGTCTTGGCTTCTCGCCATTGCTTCTGGAACTTTAACCGATAAGTAATACGTCAATCCTGCAATAATTGCCGGTAACGCTCTAAAAGGAATATCCTCATTAGGAGCACCACTTGTTGAATCTTGAATCCTTCTAAGTCTCCAGTACACAAATGTATATCCACCTCCCCCCGCATTGGGGGTAGGCCACACATTGATGTTATTTGGGTTGTATACCGTGAGGAAAGAACCCGAGGCTTGAGTAGATGCTGTTGTGCCGTTTAAACCTCTTATACAAAGATTAAGCACATTGTTTTCGACATTATTATAGTAAATCTGTTCGCCATTGATAATGATATATCCGGCAGATGCCAAAGTTGATGCATTATTAACAGGGATAGATGTTGCCGTTGCAGTTATTGCACTTGTGGTCTGTACTGTCGTTGGGTTGGTCTGGGCGTTCTGTCTGTTTACCCACACTTGAATGGGACGACCCTGCGCTAACTTATTGGGAATCGTGGAATACATTGTCTCGGATATGCGAGTAATGTTGATGTCCTGCTGATTGTTTGTACCCTCGTTTTGACGAATCACATGGTCAAGCAAATCAATTGTGTCATCTGGGATGATGTAAGAGACCTGACCTGTAACAAGAGGAATCTCTCCCTGCTCTATAGTCCAAAGATTAATGCCTCGGTTTGCCCATTCAATCGTGAGTAAATTCATACTCCGGCGAGCAGTGCGTAACTGATAACCAGTACGCATCTCTACGCCGCAACGCTCATAGCATTCTTCCGCTATTTCATTGAACGGTAGATTAAATAGAGTTGTTCCACTTGTAGACATTTATCTGTACTTCGCTGTTTTTTTAGCTATTGCCTTGGGTTGTGCTACAAATTGCTTGCCTGACTTCTTGCCTTCTCTCTTAGCCTTGGTGGTTGCCGCATACTCTTTTGAACTTAAAGATTTAATCGCTTTCTCAGGTAAATACCTTTCCCCAGTCTCAGAAGATTTCTTACCAGATTTAGTCGTCCATTTCTGGTCGCCCCAATTCTTTAAAGAAAGTTGTGATTTAGCAAGCGCTGTCATTTGTATCCGCCACCTGCGGCTTTGTATTTCTTTGCTACTAATTGACTTTTTCTAGCAGACCACTGACCTGCGCCAGTTCCTTGTACCGCCTCTGACTTTATTTGAGAAACAATTCGTTTCCTTAAAGTTGGCTTGGTGTAATTGCCTGCGGCATTTACCTTCCCGCCCTTCTTGTACTCAGTAAAGTCCGTGTCATCTCGACGAGCTTTACGAGTACCTTTAGGCATTTTGGATGGTTCTACCGCACCCATTCCACGGGAAGGCATCATGACTAGGCTTTTCCGCCGTGACACATTTTTTCTACATGCTCATGATGCATCTTATGGTCTTCTTTGTGTTTACCATAGTGATGCGAATGATGCATGTGGCTACCTTCATGATGCTCTTTCATGTGGTGCACTTGATGTTTAAACGAGCCATGAACTTCTGGCTCACCGCCATGTTCAATCATATCGAATTCTTTTTTCATGATTTTTCCTTAGCAAATTTTTGTGCGGGTATGGCCTTTTTTAGCTATACCATCCGCACGTGAATGAACTTTAGAACCAATGTGTCCGCCTTCGGCAAACTTATGGACCTTACCGCCTTTTTTCATGCCTTCTTTTTCAAAAGCTCTCATGTTCTTTTCAGATTCGATAGGCTCAACTTTTCCGCTATCGCCCGTATTTTTACCACGTGTATGACCCGTCTTTTGTAATTTAGACTCGCCAAACCTACCGTGCTTGTTAGAACCTGCTTCAACATCTTCCTTCATGGAGCGAGGACCCATAGTCTCAATTGCTCCGCCCTTGGCGTACTTCTTGGTTTTGCCGCCTTCATGCATTGAATGATGGTGCTCTGCCATTGCCAGGTGATGCTCTGCCAAATGCTTGTGATGAGCCTTGCTTAATCCGCCATGCTTCATGCCGGGAGCACCCATTGGAGGAGGAGGCATTCCACCGCCGGGAGGCATTCCAACAGGACCCATCGGAGGACGCATTGCAGGACGACCTGCCGCAATCATTGCCGCAAGTTTAGGATTCATACCACGACCACCCATAGCCATTTTCTTAACATGATGACCAGTATGACCACCATGTTTCATTTCTTTGGCTTCTTTTTCTTCTTCCATTGCAATCTTACGAAGTTCTTTCGCTTGCTTCATCTCATGTTCTTTTTCATGTTTCATAATTCCACCTTGTTTAAATTTTTTGCCTTTATCGGCCTCACTAAAATCTCGTCCCACGGACTGTGAGACCCCGGCTTTCTTGGCGAACGATGGATTGTGGGCCACCGCTTCCATGAAATCATGTTGCTTTTTACTACTGCTTGGCATCTTTATCAACCTTTTTGACGAATAAGTTGGTCAATCTTTTCTTCAAGCCTGTTAAAGCGTTGGTCAATGTGGTCTGTAATTCGATTAACCTCTGCACTGGTGACGTATTCACGAGCAACCTCCTCTCTTGTTTTGTTCAACAGAATTTCAAGTCTTTTTAATTCTGCAAACTTATCTTTTAAAAAGAAACTAATTATTCCAATCACCAAAGATAAAACTGCATTCCAAACAATCATCGGGTCCATTTAACAATTCCAAGCTTTAAGTGATTTGTTAATCCTTGAATTAGGGTCACTAGCGGTTTTGACACTAGTTAGCTTTTTCTTCATGCCTTCCATTCGAGCGCAAAAATTATCTTTTCTACTTCCGCCTTCAGGCTGAGGAGGCTTGATGTTATGACCCTCAGCTTTCAAACTGGCTCGTCCCTTGGCGTTTAAACCGCCATTTGGGTTTTTGCCTTCTTTGCGAGTCCATGCTCCAGCCATATTAAGTTCCGTTTGAAATTAATTTTCCGGCAATAATAACTCCAGCCGCAATTGTTGTAGCTGTACTTGTAACCAATTGCCACTGAACATCAGTTTTTTCTGAATACAAAAATGGGTCAGAGCTTCTATTTGCTGTATAAATGGAAACAAACGGTTGTTGTAACACATTTAGTTTCACACCGTTAGCGTTGTTAATTGCTTGGACAGAATAAGTAACAATATTGGATGATGTATAACTGTTGGATGTATTTACTTCAGCAAAGTCCAAATAAAATGAATACCCTGCGGGCACTGTGTAAATGGTACTTTGTGTCTTACCAATTCCTGCATTAATTTGTGCAATAATATTTGAAGATTGCTTTAATGTGATTGTGCCTACGTTAGTGTTTTGACTGGTTCCAGGCAAAACCATTATCATACTGTTAACTCTATAATAGCTATTAACAGTCGTTACACCTGTAGTCCCGTTCATCGTTAATATCTCAGAGATTGGACTAAAGTTAGAATCCAACCCATTGATTAAAATTCTTGCAAGGCTATCATCGGAAGCTGAACTACTTACCAATGTAAGCGTTGAAGCCGTTGTAATATAAGTATAAGTAGTTGCGTTTTCCCACACGGGAATTTTTGTATTCCCAACCGCAGATTGATATCCAAACAAACTTAATGTTTGATGACCAGAAATTTGACCACGAGAAACCTGTAGGTCAAATGGCTCATAACGAGCTTTACGAGTAATTGAATTGACCGAATTGTTTGTATTAACAACGTTTGCCATAATTAATCTCCTAAATGTTTAAACAGGAGAGCCGAAGCTCTCCGAGATTAATTAATCAAAATTACCATAAGGGTAAGTTGTCAATGTACCAATGTTGTTATCAGGCTGTGTATAACGCAGAGTAAAATAAAACTTACCCGTTGACAATACACCTGTTGCTACCGTAAACGGAATCAATACAGTAAATACAACTTGTGAGAAAAAGCTTGGTTGTGTTCCAACTTGTGGGTTCTGTATATCAGAACTTGTAGATGCCTGTGCTATAAATTGTGCATCTGTGAATGTTGATAAAGATTGTCTACCCACAGCAGAAATAGTTCCTGTTGATGCGTATGTGGATGTGTTAAATGCGTTACCAACAACAACGGATACGTTACCAATAGTTCCTGCTGACAATGTTGGAACAACTCCGCAATCAATAAACAAATCATTGATAGCACACCCGGCCGGTAAATACATAACAACACCACGGTAAATAGTACCGCTTGTACCTGTTGGGTCGGCAGTAGGCGTTGTTGTGGTTGGGCCACTTGTACTAAACGTAGAACTAGGTGTATATAGTTGTCCGTTTAGGTTAGGTATTGAATTACCCCAAACAAACTGTCCAGAGCCTCCCGAATAACCAGCAGAACCCAAAGTAGTAACTGCAAAATTAATATCTGTTGCCTGAACTAAATCTGTGTATCCAATGTCTCTTAACGGCCCAAATCGGTTATCACCAGAGAGAATTGGACCTTCAAATGTACTACGTCCCATAATAATTCCTTATGCAAAAGTTACCTTGTTAATCGTTGCATCGTCTGCTGGGCCAGTGGCAACAAGGTTGAAGTCCCAGATGGTTTAAGTTTACTACGTTTAAACGTTTGTGCAAACAATTTTTTAAAAAAAACCCCGCTTTTTACGGCGGGGGTTTCTTTAGTAGGATGCGTATCCGCCTAGTGGGTCGGAATAGCCAAAGCTATAACGCTCACGTGACTTATAGCGCACGTTACCGGTATCAAAGTCGCCGTCCATGCTATTTTGTAGCGGTGTACGAACGAACATTTTGAAACCGTTAGGCACATCAGTTGTCAGGAACCATGCATTGGTTGCAGTCAAGAAGTGGTTAATTGTGTAACCTTCTGGAATGGAACCGTTGTTTTCGATGGCGTTAATATCGTTGTTGTTTGTACCAACACGCAATTTAGTTTCGAGCAAACGAGTTGCAACGAACTGTAATGGAGGTGGAACAATCAACTTACGGGGTTTAGCGGCAATCAAAAGTCCACGCTCATCTGTCCATGCGGCAATTCCGATAACAGCATTTTCCAATGCGGTTTCGTTCAAGTCAGCAGGAGTAGAAGGTGTGTTGGCGTTAACACCGCCGTTGACCAATGGATGCGAAGTGGAGAACAAAGGTTGTCCGTCACCGCCTACGAACTGAGCAGAGAAGCCGTTATTCAAAATAGCGGCGGCCTTGACCTGTTTTGTGTAAGCCATAGCACGAGCCAGACCCTTTGTATAACGTGCAGACAAGGAGTCATACAAGTTATCTTCGATGGCTTCTTCTGTTAAGGAGAATCCAAGGGCGATGGTTTCGTGTTGGTAACGAGCGGTCCATGCTTCTTGTGCATTGTCATAAGCGATGGCATTGCCCTCGGCCTTGACTGGTGCGGCAGAGAAGCCGGACAGTTTTGTCTCTTCTTCAAATGAACGCTCAGAAGTTTCGATTTCATAAATTTCTTTATGCTCTTCTCCGTAGCGGGCGTACTCTAATCCGAACAATGCATTCAATCCGGGGAGTAATTCTTTAAGCAGTTGTGCACGTGAAATAGCCATTTTAGATTACTCCTTAAGCGATTGAAGTGGGTGAGTAATAGCCGTGCAACGCTTGGTTGAACTTAACTAAAACTTCCGGATACTGGGTAAATACCAATGTTGCACTTGAAGCAAATGCAGTACTTGGCGCTTGGTTCAAAATTATTGTGGTAGAACCTGCGGCGGTTGATGTACCGTCAGCATTACCAATCACGAATGAACCAGAGCCAATGTATTGACCATTGGAGGCGAGTGAACCTACTTCAGTTCCAACTGGTAATGCATTAGGAATACCGGCGGCAGTCGTAATGGTTGCAGTAGAAATTGATGAGTAAGTTGCTGTTCCCAGGGGAACCGCTGTATCACGAACCAAATCAATCACACGGAAAGGTAAGGTTGTTGTTACAGGTGTAGCGTAAGGAGTCAAAATACCGTTGCTTGAGTCACCAGTATTCAAGTTACCTGCTAAGTTAGAACCAGATACGTTTTGACCAATCAATGAAGTATTGGCTGAACCTATGATTGTTCCACCTTGGGTTGTCACCATAACTGCTTTGAACACAGTGTCTGGGTCATCCGTTACGATTGCAAAAGCATCACCTGCCAATGTATTGGCAATGTAGTTTTGAGCGTAAATAGGTTGCTTGTTTGATGGGTTGGTGTAAGAAACACCCAAGAAAACGCCTGTTACTTGGTCAGTAGTCGTGCCGGTTGTGACCGATGCACGAGTGATATAACCACGAGATAGAACAACGGTGTCGCCGTAAAAGATATTGGTTGCATATGAATACTGGATAGGCAACTTGCGAGTTGACCCAGCAAACACTTGACCGCCAATAAGATTAATCGGCTTCAACCCGTATGGTGCGGGTACGATTGGATATGCCATTTAAATCTCCATTAAAAATTAATTTCCTTTACCAAAGCTCACCGCAGATTTTCTCTCGTTAAAGAGGGGCATCCTTGCATCGCTTTGGCGCATT